ACATCGCCGGCGGAACACGGTATAATAAACGAGCATTCCAGACTGAAATTTAGGGGTATAGCTCAGTTGGTAGAGCAGTGGTCTCCAAAACCACGTGCCGAGGGTTCAAGTCCTTCTGCCCCTGCCATTCACAGCCAAAAATGACGTGATGATTTATCCCGGTGGGATTTTGATTTTGGATTTTTGGCTATCAAAGAAACGCTAAAAGAAGCCGCTGTTCCGGGAAAACGGGATGGCGGTTTCTTTTCAATTAAGCATTACCAACCAGCAGATGCTTTTTACTACATACTTTCACTTGCTTTATCAATTTTAGGTGCTTCAGTTGGAAAGTTAGGCTCTAATATTAATTCCGTATCTTTTATTCTGTAAACATATGATTTCTTAAAAGTACAGCCATTCGTTATAAACAAAGTAATGTTCTGTCCGCCAATGTGCGCAGAACTGTCAAATAAAATCCCTTGAAATCCTAAAGATTTTACATATTCAGCGATAACTTGAGATATTATGTAATCTTCTTCAGAATGTGCAGGCGAAAAAAAATCTACACCGATTATACCCAAACGATCGTTTGATATATCATGTAGTCCACCCGATGAAATATTTGGCCTTAATAGATTACACAATCTGTATTCATTATCAGGCCAATATTCAGCGATACTTAAATAATCTTCCCTTTTAGGTTTGCATTCAGCAACGGCTGTATAAGGCTTTAATGCGGCATAAAAGTAAGATATATATTTAGGATTAGCTCTTCCATTTTCTGTTTTGTATTCCGGAGGAGCTCCTGAACTCTCATCGTTATAGCCAAAAACACCAGACTGGTTTAGAGTCCTGTATATTAGCTCATGGCTCTTGATATAATCCATATTTTCCGTAGCTTCTTCAATGGATTTACCATATGATTCTTCAAAATACTTATCCACATTTTTCCATATATCATCTTTTTTTATCATTCTGGCTCGATATATCGGTCGATTCTTTTGAAGTTTAAATACGCGTTCATTAGAAAGGTCCTTAATTTTTTCAAGAACAGGACTATCAAAAAAATATCTATTCTTGTGAATAACATCATGCTTAAATTTTACCCATTCAGCAGAAAAGCTCACCGCCATTTTCACTCCTTTTATGTATCACAGTCTGAAATAGTCTGATGATTTGCCCCTGTGGGACTTTAATTCCGGACTTTCGTCTCTCAAAGCAACCGCTGTTCCGGGAAAACGGGATGGCGGTTTCTTTTTTACTTAAAGTATCCCGCCGATTGCTCGACGGGATGCGCGGTTTGTGGCTAAATAAAGATAATACCTCTTCACCAAATTTTTGTCAATGCTTATCCTGCTTCTTGATCTCATCCTCGATATCTTTCAGCCTACAGTACATCATGTCCTGATTTGTCACCACAGCTTTCAGATTTTCGTTGATCCAATTGAGCATTTCCTTGAGTTCCTTGTCCACTTTCGATACCTACTTTATGTAATATTTGCCAATATGGCATGGTAAATATTGTACATGAAAATCCGCAAAAATAAAAAAGGCCTACCGGGACATAAATCCCGATAGGCCCTTCTCGCGTTCCATACATCCGTCTATGGCATAAATCGGCCACGTCGAATTAAATTTCGGCGTGGCCACAGCGCTCTAATTAGTAATTGTTCGGTGCGTAATCTTTGTTCGCTAGAATCTCCTGTGTTATCTGCGTTAGATCGTTGCTATCGATCTTACCATCTGGAATAACGTCCGCATCATATTTCGTGGAGTCGGTATCCGATGCGTTCACGCCATCATAATAGGCATCAATCCCAAGATCAAGCAAAGTCCAACTTCCCGACCGGTTCACGTCGGCATAGCCGTCAACGGCTATCGTATCTTCACCGCAGTTTTCGTCCGCCACATCTTCCTCCAGAGTGGCATTGTCTGCAATGTGGCCTTTGATAATATCGACCTTGCCGACGCCTTTGGCCTTGGCCTTAAATTTTAGGGTAATTAATCCCTTGTCACCCGTCGCTGCATTATCTTTACCCTGACAGGCTGTAATGAAACGGATCGTGCCCGGCGTTGAGGCATCTTCTTTATAGATTTTCGTTCCCGTCTGTCCTGTGGCCCCTTCATACTCAAAAAGGTCTTTGTCATACGCAACTTTAATGTCTTCAGCACAGATGTTCGTTTCGTTATGGATTGCAATATCGGTGGTAAACTGCTGACCTACTTTCACTTTGTTGGGGGAAGCGGTAACAGTCAGCGTCGGGCCTGAATTTCCAAGATCGTATGACTCTACAGAAGATAATCGACCACCTGTACCATAGCCACCGATAGCATAAATTCTATGGTTTAGTATTATCGATCCACAGAGAAATCGACCAAAATTCATTGAAGAAAGTGATTCCCAATAACCTTTTATTGGATCGAAAACCTCTACGGCGGACAGACCACCAGCTAAACCACTGCAGGTTCCACCTGTCACATAGATTTTATTATCACAAGTAACCGATTGAAAATCATTCCTTGCTGTTTTCATTGATGCAACATATGACCACTGATTTTCTGACATATCATATGTTTCTACTGAAGAGAGTGATTTGCCTCCATCCCAACCTCCAAGCGCATAGATTTTACCATTAATAGCTGTAGCTTGGAAATCCGTGCGTGCACTTTTCATTGAAGATAATGGTTTCCAAGTATCTGAGGATGGATCATATTCCTCAGCAGATGAAAGTTGATTCTGATTATTTGCACCACCCATTACGTATATTTTTCCGTCCATATACAATTCTTCAAAATCATGTCGAGCAACACTCATTGAAGCCTTATCTTCCCAAGTATCTTTTTCCGGATCATATAATTCTGTTGACGAAAGGCCAGAGGACTGTTTCTCAGATCCACCAATAACAAATATCTTGCCATTTATGACTTGTGCCTTAAAATCACCTCTTGCCGTTTTCATTGACGTTTTAGGAGTCCATACATTCTTTACAGGATCATATTCCTCGACAGAAGAAGTAGATACACCATTTATTTGAAATCCACCAATAGCATATATTTTGCCGCTTAAAGCAACAACCTCGGGCCCACATCTAGGTGTTTTCATAGGAGCTACAGGTGACCAACCTTTTGCACTTGGATCATATACTTCAACAGAAGATGTTATATTATTATTCCCATCCATCCCGCCGATAGCGTAAATTTTCCCATTCAGTACAATTACTTGAGGACAAGCGCGTTTGTCGGACATTGAACTCATAATTTCCCACTTATCAGTTTTCTCAGCTGCAAAAGCCATTGTTACAGTTGATAAAATCAATGTTACAATTAATAGAAAAACGGAACCTATTTTTATATAACGTTTACTCTTCAAAATAATTTCTCCTTTATAGCCCTATATTACTGCAGCAATAAATATATCGACCGAATTGTATATTTCTTTACTAGTGTAAACATTTATTGGTGTTTCTGTATAATAAAAAAATAAGCCCCCGGATTTCCCCGAGGGCTTTCGTTCTGCCTATTCGGTTTACATCGCGCCCGTGGTGACCGTCCCGCTTTCGGGCTGCGCGACTACCTGCGGTTTGGGCGTTGCCGGGGTCATGTCCGTGTGCGTCTTCGGCAGTGCGAGGACCAGCACCGGAATTGCTGCATCAATCAATTTGTCAATCTGTGCTGTATCGGCAATACCGTCAAGCGCCAGCGCGGATTTAGTCAAACTGGTTGCCTGAGCCTGACGGGTATCGGCTGCATTCGGGTCTGTGGAGAGAGTCGCCTTGAACGGTGCTTCCACACATTTCACAGCTTTCTGTGCGGCTGTCAGTGTTTTAGTAATCACTGTGCCTGCGATACCAGGCAGAAACGGATTGACGGCTGCGGCAAGTGTCTGCGCGTAATCAAGGCCCTTGTCTACCTTGTCGAGCGTCTTCTCTGCTTTCGTTGTCAGCTTTTTGGATTTCAGCTTTTCGGCCACAACGACGATACCCGTGTACACAAGCAATGCGCCGCCGATGATAAGTAATGTAACAACATTCTGATTCATAAAATCACACTTTCCGCCGGTTTACCGGCTATTATTTCCGAACGAACAAAAACTCTTCGATCTGAATCGGCGCTCCGTGCATTTTCAGATTATCGTCATACTTTCCGCAGACATAATCTACCTTGTTCTGCACGTTGTCGTTGATGATGAGTTCTTTCGTACCGTCGGGCATCCGGATTCCAAGGATGATTTTGCACTTCCCCGCACCCTTTGCCGCGTTGACAAACAATTCCTTTTTTGTCATATAGACCTTCTTTCCGCCGGTTTGACCGGCTATCTCATAATTGCCGCCAGAATTGCCGTCGCGACCCCCGCCCCGATCGCTCCGATGATCGCCGCCACCAGCTTGTCCCACCAGCGGCCCGGACGGGCTGAAATGCTCTTGACGTCGGTCTTGATCTCGTCGACATCCGATTTCAGATTGTCGACCTTTTCGTTGACCCGCGCCATTGCGGCGGTCAGACCCCGGATGTCCTTCACCTCGGCGTCCAGCTCGTCAATGCGATGATGGGCTGATTTCGCGCTGTCAAGTGCCTGCGCGGCCGTCTGCGCGATCTCCGTCATGTCCACCCCTGTCACCTCACTCAATGCATAGTTGCAACTTGCCGATCTCACGCCCGAAACTGCCTGCATATCCATCCTGCCCGTCTGTGGTCTGGTCGTCATACTGCCACGGATAATAGCCCCCAGCACCCGACGCCACACGGTACTTCGCGCGCTTGTAGGGCCGAATGCTGTCCGGCGTGGTGTAATAGACTTCGACCGCATCAATCGGCTTGCCGCCCCCGGCATATCCGTTGGAGCCGTCGTTGACATTGCAGCCGGTCACATATGGCAACCAATTACCACCCAGTACATGGACACGGTATTTGACAGTACCTGCCGACACCCGCACGGCAACGTCCGTAATTGGAGTGCCATTGCTTCTGCCCGCGAAGTCGGTCAGATCACGGACCTCCGGCAGCCATACACCGCCCGCGCGCACACGATACCAGGCATTGACGCCGACGTTCTGCGGAACGGCAGGCTTAGCCGGCGCGGAAGAATCAATCCCCCGGTAGCAGACGTCGCAGTCGGTATTGCCCGTGACGCCTGGCACTTTGCCGTCGCTGCACCATTGCCACATATCGCAGTCAGCCGATCTGTCAGTGCTGTCCGGCGTGTCGTTGCTGTACGCGGCTATCCAGATAAGCAGCCCCGCCTTGCGGCAGACCGTGACGTCGATCAGACTGCGCAGCCAAGCCGCCGAGGCGTAGACGTATACCGGGCAAGTATATCCAGCGGCCCGGGCTGCCCGGTAAATCGTAAGGATGCGATCTGTAATGGCTGCTTTGCCGAGATTGGATAGCTCCGGGCCGCCCACGTCCTCCACATCGATTGCAAGACAGCAGTATGGGCCGTGCCCGCTGATTGCCGCCAAAAAATCCGCCGCCTGTTGGTCGATGGGCGTCGCCCGCAGCAGATGGTAAGCGCCCACAAGCAGACCCGCTGCGCGCGCACCGTCCACGTTAGCGGTAAAGGACGGGTCGGTGTAGCTCACGCCCTCCGTTGCCTTGACGATGGTAAAGCTGTACCCGGCCGCCTTTACCCGCGCAAGGTCAAGGCCGTTTACGCGGGTGCGATTATAGATGTCGATACCAAGCATTATGTAGTCCCTCCTATAAATTTGCATAATTTTAGCCGCCCCGGTTGGAGCGGCTACGCGGTGTAATCTGTGCCGGTGATCGTTTTGTAGTCAGCGGCGGTGATCCAGCCGAGCGTGACGGCCTTTTTGAGGTTGTCCGCCGGAAGTCGTTTCGAGGTATAAAGCCTCAACAGTGTGTAATACATTATTTCGCCCCCAGTGCCGATAAAGTCAGCGCATCGACGCTACCTTGCAACTGCTCAACCTGCTGCTCCTGATAGGCTTTCTGTGCCAGCGTGACGCACAGTCTATCCTCGGTGACGGCGGGCGCAGTCGATGTCGCTGGCGTCGTCACGACGGGTTTCAGGGCGAGCGACGCGCGCAAACTGTAATTGTCGTGGACGTACTGCTTGTCGCCGTCGATGAGCGTCAGGTGCGCCATATTGGTCTGTGTGGCCGTTAGTTTGTCGAGCGCGTCAAACGTGATCGCAGATTTGGCGATCTGGATTTCGAGGCTGTCCCGGTTCGCACCCTGAAAATTGATTGACTGGCCGTTGACCGCAAGCACGTCCAAAGTTGTGCCCGAAGGACCTGAAAATTTGAGTTGCATAATATAAACCTCCTAATTTTTTTATTGATCTGATGAGCCGGAATTGTTCAAATAAAAGTCGCCGTAATCTCTGGTATGCAGTAAAAGTTCAGTGTGGCCGCTCATGTATAGCGGGTCGCCTACGGAATACGAGCCATGAAGGACCATTATTTTAATAGAATCAATCAGAGCATTGATCTGGTTTGTTTGGCTAACTTCGGAAGATGGGTTCGATGAGTTGCCCAAATAGAGCGTATTATTTCCGAACATGGCATGAATGTAACTGTCTCCACTACCATAGTTATTTATAAGCGTCTTGCTATCAACAGATAAAATATATATAGGCTCAGAAAACGTAAAAGTTATTTCGCCATTAGTATCGTGATTTGTGCCTGCATAAAGGGTTGAATCCGCATATATTTCTTTATCTCCAACGGTTATGCTGCAACGGCCATTAGTGGTTGCGCTCGTGTCTTTTGCAACATAATTCCACCCAACCGCTGCACTGAAAATCCGTCTGTTTACTCCATCCTTCGCCGCCCAAAGTTCTTTGATCTCCCGGTTTACGCCATTTACGGAGCCATACAGTTTTTTGATCTCCCGGTTGACCCCGCCAATCGCGCCATACAGCCCGCTCATAGTCTGTCACCCGCAGGGTTTCGGCAGTATGCACAATCAGTTACATAGCTGCCCCCCCCCCCGAACCAAATTATGGAAATTCGTCATTTTACCATACCTCCTATTGATCTGACGTCCCGGAACTATTTAAGTGGAAGTCTCCATATTCACGGGAATGAACTATCAGATATGAATGAAAAAGGACCTCACCGCCTGTTCCGCTACCCCAAGACACTCCTGTCAGGATACTCGCTATTAATTTGTTAGTATCAATCTGTCCCAATAACACGCTTGATCCATCTGCATATATAACCTTGGTGAAAGCACTTGCACTTGCGCTGCCCGTCGTATTTGCCTCTATATCTGACGTCAATGAATTAATATAGATAGGCTCAACAAAAGTAGCTTGTCTATAATCACTGCCTGCGACATTTGGGTAAAATGAGGCGCTCCACTCACATGATCCCTGCCATGTAATTGCACCGCTGAACAGTTTCCGGTTTATTCCATCCTTCATTCCCCATAATTTTTTAATTTCTCGGTTTACACCATCTTTAGAGCCATACAGTTTTTTTATCTCGCGGTTGACGCCGCCAACCGCGCCATACAGCCCGCTCATAGTCTGTCACCCGCAGGGTTTCGGCAGTATGCACAATCAGTTACATAGCTGCCCCCCCCCCCGAACCAAATTATGGAAATTAGTCATTTTTACCATACCTCCTATTGATCTGACGTCCCGGAAAGGTTTAAATAAAATTTACCGTAATCGCGCGAATGAATTAGCATTTGAAATTCCACACCTTCTACACGACCGGCTCCTTCATATTCACAGTCAAATGTAACTTTGCTTAATTCTTTGTTAAGCAATATGTTCTTTGCCCCATCGTTGAGACCCCTATAGCCCTGGCTGTCTAGCTGAAAACCATATGATGCAGGAAAATAGTAAACTTCCCATGTGTACAAATCAATGGAGCTAACATAAATTGGTTCAGAAAAAACAAGGTTCATAATTGCCCTTATGCTACTAAATCCTCTAGCAGAAAAGGATATTCTGTCATTGCTACTGCCATAGTAATTGGCATCGTCTGGCTGATTATATTTGACTGTCCATGTAATTGCTCCGCTAAACAGTTTCCGGTTCGCCCCCTGCGCTGCTCCGTAGATGCTTTGCAGTTTTCGGCTCACTCCGCCGGCCGCTCCGTACCAATTCGCAGGAATACGGTTCACGCCGCCCGATGATGCAATTAGGCTCATGATGTTTTGTACACCCCCACAAGACAGCCGTCACCAATATAGGTACTGCCCGGGTCGGTATCTGTGATCGTGATTTTGGGGATGCTCACCGTCTTCGTTGTGCTGCCATCATAGGCACCCGTGTCGCCGCCGTAACCAGTTGAAAAGGTAAGAGCGGACGGATTTTTGAGGGCAGTAGTTGTAGCTGGTAAGGCCCCCACCTGAGCGGCAGTCGGCATTGGGATCTGCAACGTCGTCCCGCTTTTTGGTACTGCCTTCCCGTCGAGTGTCGCGGACTGGACAGCAGTATCTGCTTCGTCGCCCTGCGCGGCAGTCGCGGCTCTCACATCGGCAGGCTGAGAAGGAATTTTCACGGTTTGCGGCGCGCTTCCATCAAAGGACACCGTTGATCCGCCCGAAAAAGTAAGTACGTTCGAAACTTTCGCCGCCATTCCTACGGTAATTACTCCGCTTTTGATATCTGCTATATCTTGCTTTGTCGCATAAACGAGGCTGCTGTCGATTACGGCAGTTACATTTGACGCATTGGAAATATATAGATTTAGGTTAAGCGGCGTGGTATAGATATTTGTCGCCTTATCCGGCACATAAATTTCTCCGTCATTTGCATTTGTGTAAGCATAAAGAATTTCACCGAGCTGCGGGTCGGTTGCGAAAACGCCGATTTCGCGCCAGTAAAAACCTTTTGAAAGGGATTCGTTATTTAAGACGCTTTTAAGGACCGCCTGCCCGGATCCGCTGTAAATGATTTCTGAAATACTCAGGCTCAGTACCTCGTCGAGAAGATGCTTGAACTTTGTGGCGTCTTGTCCGTTGAGCATTCCGTCACCGACCGCGATCCGCGTAAATTCCAGCTGAACCCCTGTCTGCGCTTTTGCGAGGAGGTTCCGGCCATCGTCCGTAAATACCATTGATCCGAATCCGTTTGCCAATATCGCCGCCCCCTTACGCTTTATCCTGCGTTAAAGTAAAATTAACTGACATCTGCACCACACCCGCGAGATAAGCCGTCGCCGCCGCTGTCGATGCAATAATAATCACGTCGTCAAGATGACTTCGGACATTTTGCGCGCTCGCAATTGCGCGGTGAACCTCGTCCATCTGCTTACCGGAATTCGGGAATTCGTTGATTAGAACGCGAAAGCAGAACGGCTTTCCGCCGTATTCAAACCATTCCTGCACGGTTGCAGAGCCAAAAACGATCCGTGCCACCTCTTCGACCGCTGCGGGCGTTCCCTTGATCTTATGGATATGCCCGCTGTTTTTAACGAGGCTCCGGCGTGTTTCAAGCGGGAGAGCTTGATTATAGTAATCGACATGCTGCTGGAGAGCCAGCATGTCGGTCACGCTGTCGTCTTGTCGATCAACTTCTGAAAGGATGGAGACGCTTTGAATTGCCTGAATGATAAAATTATGTGCTGCATCCAGAGCCGCACACTCCGCTGTAATTTTCGGTTCTTCGGTCATCCCCGGCGGCATCAATTCGACAAGTCTGATATTATAAATGTTCCTATACGTTGTCGATCCCCCCGTATGTAACCTTCGGCATCCCCGCGACGGCAACAGCCGTCTCCGCAATTTGGGTAAACACCGGCGCGGTCATGGTGACTCGCTTCGCTCCTGCCTGAATAACTGCAGCCGTCAGCCGGTCGGGAACAATATCCCGGCCAATCTTGCTTTTTTGCCATAGGACGTAGTTATTTACGGCGGCCGTGACTGCGGCCTGAATGTTCTGCGCATTGCCGGCGTCCGCCGGGTCAATGTAATAGGTAAATGTCACGTCGTAATTCACGACGTCCGGCGCAGCGACCAAATAATTGTCGGTAAGCGGGCGCCTATTTCGGTCTCCGATGTATTCCTGCAAATCATTCAGGAGTGCTTCATTTGGGAGAGCGCCGCCGAAAAGCAGTACCCGCATATTAACGACCCCGGCGCTGGGCGAAGTCGTTTTCGTGTCGATGATTTCCGGGCTGTACTTCCGGGCGAAATAATCATACGCTCCAGACGGTCCCGCCACCGAAAAGCTTTCTGGCGAGTTGAATACCCTCTCTGCAAGAGACATATCGTCTTCCGTATCGCTTCCTCCCTCGCTGGTATCCGTATTGGCGACCGACGAGATAAACGATACAGGGTCGACGAGAGTGTTAATTTGCCCTGGTACGTAGCCGTTTCCGGCGGTACCCATTGTCTGGCATGTAGCCGAAACCGTTACAGCCGTATTCCCGGCCGGAAGCTTCACTTCTTTGTCTGTAGCAAAATAGAGTTCATTACCGGGCGTCGCCCGCGTCCCCTGCGGGATTATGATATCCACCGTCTGCGCTTTCCCGAGGGAAAACTGTATCGTCGTCACCGCTGCCGTGGACTGCGACCGGGTGCACCCCGTATTCGCCGCAAGGTTATCGAGACTGTTTCCCGTTGCATATTTCAAAAAGTTTTGGCGGGCGGTATAGTTGAGCGACTGAAGGATGGAATACGTTCTGAGGGCCTGCGCGCGGAGCAGAATATAGACATCGTCTCCCGGCTGGACAGTAGTCCCTTTCCCCGTCAGGCTTTTGTAAGTGTCTTCGTAGGCTGATATTTCGGCCGAAAGAATTGAGTTGGCGGAAGCATCTAAAAAGTTGAGGTCTGGAAACTGCTGAATCTGCGAAAAATCAGGCATAGCCTATCACCACCGTCGGCGTTACTTTTCCCCCATCAACCTCGAAGGAAATATCCGTAATTTCGTAATCCGGGAAATATTGCAGCATGCACCGGCAATACTCGACCATCAAGAGACCCCCTACCGCGTCTTGGACGTTGTCGATGGAATCCAAATCAACGCCTAAATTCCGGTCGAGCGGCACGGTCCCCTTAACGATCGATAGAGTCCGGTTAATCCGGCGTAAAATTGTTGGGTCAATATCCCCTGTCGTAACTAATTTTCCCAGCTCGATCATGTGTCCATATACTCCTCAAAAGTTAAATCCATCGTTCCGGAAAGCACATTTCCTTTCCCGTCGATAGTATTCCAATGTTCCTTTACGGATTTCAGAAGCCAATTATTTTGACCTACCATCTTGTTCCCAACGACCAGCACGTCCGCCTTTCCGGAATTGGAAAGTCTGTTCCACCAACCGACGACCGAGCGCGGATTCAGCCCCAGCGATTTTTCCAGAATTGCCGTGAAGGTTATTTGATCCAGACCGGGGCCTGCATAATCGGTCATTGGCTTCATGCCGATCCGCTCCAGATAGTTGTACCGGCCGCCGGAATCGCGCTCGAAGTTATTGAACGTGAAAACGAATCGCTGTGTGACCCTAAAATACTCATGGCCCCAATATGCAATCAGGCTCGTCATCAGCTGCTCGCCTCCTGCTCGGTGACAACGTGGTCGGCGTGAAGCGTTAGCGTTTTCGAGGAACGATCATATTTAATAAACCCTTCCCCAAAGAGATCAAGATAAAAGATTCCTTCGCCAGAAACAGCCGGCGGCGAGTCTTCGGAGAATGGTTTTCCAAGGCAGAAGCCGCGCGTCGGGTTATTGTCAAGAAAAATACAGGCTACGATATCACCGATTTCCGGCATTTTGTAGACCGGTCCGAACATCTGTAGATCGTTCCCGCCGCTGTCCGAAATGTCGGTGAAGGTTACGTTAACCGTTCCGGCTGCATAATTGATCGATTGAACCGTTCCTGTTTGTAAAACCGCCTGAGTTTTCATCAATACCCGCCTTTCAGGCATTTATGGATTTCGACTTCGGTCTGCCCCGCTTGATCGCCGCCGGAATGAGTGGCCGAGTCGGTGAAGTAATTGCCATCGAACTTGCCAAATCCGGCAAGCTGGATGATACAAGCCGCGGCGAGCCGCAGATTAAGTGCTACCGTCAACGTCCCATGATACATCTGCTCGTTACTCTCCCTAAGCTTTGCCTTCGCGATCATCTCCGCCTGTGCGAGATCATCAGCGCTTTCGTTGACCGTCAGCGTTTTCCCGCCAGACGTTCCCGGGACCCGGAAGGTATAGGATAGCTGCTTTTTGCTGTTCGGCGGCTTATAACTTTCAATCACCGCAGAGTATCCGGTGCCTACCGTCGGGGCATAAAGCTGATAACTTGAAATATTGGATTTGCCAAGAGTATACATCGCAACAGGTGCCCGCTTTTCGTAAGCCGCTTTGCTGTAAATAACGAGCCGGTTCGAAAATATTTTGACACAAAGGTTATATTTTGACGCTGTTTCGGTCAGAAAATCCGAATCCGTCTGATTTGACTGCTTGAGCGACGAAATTATAAAATCCGGTGCATCGTAAAGGAATGACAGGCCATATTTTTTTGCTATGGACTGGCCGAGCTGTTTCATGGAAATTTTCGTCCAAGTGTGATCCGCCGGGGTATCGCTGTATCCGGCGGCTGCCGGAACAGAGAGTGCCTTGAGCGTAAAAACATTCGGCGGCCCAGTAAATTCCGGTTCATCGACTACCATGCTTCCGTAATCCAGCGCATTGATCTCACCCGGCCTGCTCCAGTCATACGTCAGAAATTTCCCATGGATCTGATCTCCGGTTTCCGGAAACCACCCATTCAGCCATTTCAGTGACTTGTTTGCAAGGGTGAGAGAAAGGCTGTCGGAGGTACCGGCAGCCTTTTCGTCATAAGAAAAGCTGGTAAGATCGCTTTGGATACTTTTTGTGATGTTTTTGCCTTGGTAGGTAAGTTCAACTCCGATATGTCTCATGATGACCTCCACGGTGGTAAACTGTCGTCGTCCTGCTGATTCGGCGGCAAATCCGGCACATTGACCGTCGTTCCGGCTCCGAAGATAACCGTTGACAGGAGTTCTTCATCTTGATTTGCCGCTGCCAGCGTATCAACGTATTTTGTGTCCCCGTAGGCTTTCAGCGCTATCAGATCCCATGTGTCGCCGAGAACCGTTGTGTAAGTATTCATACGGGGATCGGGTCCTTTCCAGTGCGGCGCTTGATTTCAGAGCGCCATTTTCTCATGTACTCATCGAATTTCCGTTGTCCTTCGTCAAGTGCCTGCGTTACATCGTCCTTCGACGCATTGCCTTGAATGATAATTTTCTGCTCATATTTGACATTGAATGAGGCCGGTTGACCTCCCGATACGTTTCCGCCGCCCGCGGCTCCGGGGAATGGCGTAATTTTTGAAATTGGCTTGTTGATTCCCGCGTTTACGCCGCCTGCCGCTGCCTGCGCCGCCTTTTTTAGGTTCGGAATGCTTTTCGTGATTCCGCTAGAATACAGCTTTATAAAATCCGGGCCGTAACTTGCAGCGTCTTTCAGAGGGCCTGTATCAGGAACCGAGAAATGCAGAAATGAGCGAATCGTTTTCGCCACATTTCCCGCGGCCTGCTGTACCCCACCGATTGCACCCTTAATTCCATTGATGAGGCCATTGATCATGTCTTTGCCCCATTGGAGCATTTCCGCCGGCAGATTTTTAATGAAGGTGACTGCACTGTCGAATCCGTGGATAATCGCGTTCCCGACACCGGACATGAAGCTGGTAAATCTTTGCGGAAGACTCGAAAAGAAAGAAAGCAACCCGTTCCAGACGTTTACGGCGGTATTTTTGATTCCGTTCCACAAATTTGTAAAAAGGGAACCGAGCGTAGAGCCTATCGAATTGCCGATAGTCAGGAACACATTGCCTACAGTTCCGAAAACTCCCGCCATCGCCTGAAGAATACCGGTGAAATACTGCTTGATCCCGTTCCAGATTTGAGTGAATCCCTGCTTCAGGTTATTCAGAATACGGAAAAAGTCGGTTTTCATTTTGCCGAAATTTCCAGTAAGCAGATCGCAAATCAGCAGTGCGGGCCCTAGCGTCACATTTTTGATAACCGTCCATGCACCTTGAAAAATATTCTTCATGCCGTTCAAGATGTTACTTATTCCGGATTTGACCTGATTGAACGGACCAATTACGCTTTTCACGATGGGAGCGAATGCCGCTGTGAAGAAAGATTTGATTTTCCCCAACAGGCTTTTGATTCCGGTTAAGAACTGACTGAATCCAGTGCCGATGCCGCTGAAAAAGTTGCCTATTTTTGCTTTTGCTGAATTGAAAGCCCCGGTGACATCTCCCCACAATTTTTTGAAAAAAGCGGAGATTGGTCCCCAATTCTTGACGATCAGAAAAGCCAACGCTGCAATTGCCGCAATGGCAGCGGCGATCAAAAGGAGCTTCGGATCAAGTCCAAAGATATCCTTGAATCCATTGGCAAGGCCCTTTAGAATACTGGGCGATGTTTTCAGGTCGGTCAGTGCAAAGCCTAATTTACCAACTAAAGTTGTAGTCGGTCCTATTGCTTTCATGCCCCGGGTAAATTCGGTAAATATTTTGCCGACTTTCATGGCCCCCGACGCTGCGCCTATCCCGGCTATCGCCCCAATAACGAGGTCCTTATGTGAAATGACAAAATTGAAAGCGTCTTTCAAAACAGGAAGAATGCTTTTAACTGCGCCGGATATCACAGGCACGATTTTACTGACCGCCGCGGAAATTGCCGGAACGACCTTTGTAAAAATAGTCGTTGCGCCGGTAGCGAACTGCGCAAGCCCCCGTTTGATGTCTTCCTGATGCGCAGCGAGGTTCGCTGCGGCCTGCTTCAGCAGTCCGGTAACCTGGGGCAAAAGCGCTCTAATAGTGGGTAGAATCATCAGGCCTATTTGTTCCAAAGTGCCATGCAGAGTATTTTTGATAATGGCCATCTGGCCGGTCACCGTCTGCCCGGCAGCTTTCGCACTCCCACCGAATTCCCGTTCAATTTCTTGGATCATAATGCTTTGTGCGCCCGCGACGTTCCCGGCCTTCTGCATCGCCTGAATCTGTGCTTTTTGGGAAGCGGTAAAAGTGACTCCCTGTTTAGTGAGTTTTGAAAGGCCTGTCGCAGGGTCATTTAACGCTTTCCCAAGAGTTTTTGCGGCGCTTGAAGCATCCATTTTCATCGCCGTTGCCATGTCTTCCGTGGCTTGGAGCGTTTGTGGAAACACATTTGAGCGAATATTTGTAAAGGTGAGAAGCATGTTTTCGGCCTGTTTGGTCGTGTCCTCACCGTAGGTTGTTACTCCCTGTTGAGCCAGTGCGAGAGAATTCAGCTGCTTTGCCGACATTCCGGCGATTCCCTTGGTTGATTTCAGGACCGCATTCATCTGCGCCGTTGTCTTTTCGGCCTCACCGCCGGTGTCAATAAGAGTTTTGAGGGATAATCCGACTCCGGCGGCCCCGAGCGCACCGACGACCATGTTCTTCACGGTGCTTACGGTCTTGCCTATGCCGGACAGGGATTTTGTGGCGCTGTTTACAGACTTTCCGAAGCTGCTTTCCAACTGGCCGCCGATTTTCAGCAGAAGCTCATAACTGTTCGCCACTGGTCTCCCCCATTTCACTCGTTATTTTTTCGATTACCTCGTTTACCGCGCTTTCGTATTCGCCGAGCTCTCCGATTGTAAGGGCTCGGAAAAATCCAATTCCCGTGTGGGTGCTGATGCTCAGAGAGATAAAGATTTTCTCGAAGTCGTAGCGCGAAAGGCCAGTCAGTCCGCTGGATGAAAAGAACTGATAACAGCTACCCTGAGTTTTCCGGACTCAAACGCCGGGAGCTGCTGAAAAAATTCAATCGGCAGTCCTGTCGCCCTCGATGCGACGAAAGTCACATACTCAAGGCTGCTTTCCGGAACAATGGCGGCCATCATATTGTCGGAGCCGCCTGTGATCCGGTTAAAATCCTTTGACATATTGATGACGTCATTGCATGTCAGGTCATTCAGCCCACGCAAATCGATTTCTTTGTACTCTTTACCCTCGAACTGATACGGACAATGCAGTTTGATAACAAGCGTATCGTCCGCTTCAGACTTGTTTTCCAGAACCGTAACCGTCGCTGCCGACGAAACTTCTTTGCTCATAATATTGTCCTCCTAAATGTTCGACCGAATTCCGGCCAGCATATCCTTGCCATGGAGCCGGTAAATGTAGTTGAGCTTATCCAGATAGAGCTCTTCCTGACCGCCGATATAGACGGCAATAAAAAGGACTTCCTGCGTATACTTACTGTCCGTCGCTTTCCCGGGTGCCGCCTTTCCGAGCTCTATACCTTTGCAGGCGCCTTTACTTTCGACGCGGATTGCCTGATTCACGATCCCGCCTTTGGTATAGTCGTTGATCTGCTGTGACCCGCGGAAAGTCAGCAAAGATTGATCCTGAGCCGCCATCTCGAATATGGTCTGGTCGATGATGCGGAATCCAACTTCAAGCTGCTGGCTCTTAAAGGCTCCCGGCACGGGCGTTTCGAATTCGCCGAGGATTCCGGCACCCGAAATGGTATCTCCGATGTTATCAAATTTCGGCAATGTCACGTCCCCACTGACGCCGACCAGCTTATTACCCGCGGCATAGATATTAAAATTCTGAAGGAACTGAGGAATCGAATTCATGTGTTATCCCCCCCTGAAAAAGCCGACTTAATCATAGTCGGATCGAATTGCATGTCGTTTTCGATCGCTTCAAGCGGTGTGTATGGTGCCAGTTTTTGCTTGAAAATGATTTTTCCAGCTAAAATCTGAGCCGTCGGATTGTTACTTTCGTTAAAATTAATGCTCATACCGGCAACTTTTCCCTCGGCGATAAAGGCATTGTAGAACTGATTTTCGTCGGTAACGAGCGCCTGTGTGGCCTTTAGGTTCAAAGGATCATCGATCTCGCTGAAATACCGGCAAATAAAGGTATTATTCTGCCAGTCGAAAGAGCGCTTGATGCTGATAAACCGGTCTCGTTCGTCAAAGTTTTTCCCTTTTTGCTCATCGGAGAAGGAATAAATTCCGGTGTTGTTGCCCCAGCTCTTCCACCCGAGGAAATTGAGCGCAGTAAAAATTCCTTCGCCGTTCAGCTGGTTTGCTTCCTCCAGAGTGTACGAAAT